CTACCCAAAAACAACACCCGTGATATTCTGGTCATTATCAATTCTAATTTCTTTAATGGCAGAACGCCAAAGCGTGCGTTTTTCTTCACGGGTCAAATTCTCATAAATTGTTTTGAAATCATTATCAAGGAGCCTGCGGACGGCTGCGAAGTCTGGCGGCGGTTCAATGCTGGGTTCCGGTATCTGTTTAAGTGCAGCAGTATATATTTGATAGTCCCTTTTGTAGTCCTCAATGTCTATTAAGTCATTCACATATAATTCTTTTAACTTGGTCAGCTTCCGTTTCAGTGCTGCTTTATCAGTGCGGGCAACGGACGCTTTCTTTTTGGCTGCGGCAACTTCCCATTCCAGCTGGCAGCGTTCCAGTTCCTCTGCCAGATGTTCAAACAGCCACTTTTCCACGACGTCTTCACGGGCTGAATGATTATGAGAGCAGCGCCCACGCTGGAAATGCTGGTTGCAGCGGTAATAATAATAATCACTTGACTTGTACCCGACCAGTTTATGCCCACATTCAGCGCAAGTCAGAATGGAAGTGAAAATATATACCTTGCCAGACGGAACAGAACGTGCGTTGCGTTCCAGAAGCGCTTGCACACGGTCAAACTGCTGCTTGCTGATGATTGCCGGGCAGAAATGGTCATTGAACCTGCCGCCCCGGTCATACACCCCAGTATACAGCTTTTCTTTCAGCATACGCCGGAAAGTGGCGTCACACCAGTTCACGCCGTAGGTTTCCCGGATATAGCGGACAGTAGCACGCTGGGAAATCGAAGTTTCAAAGTAGTTGAAAGCGTCTTGCACAATGGCTGCGTCTTCTGGCACAACTTCCAGCCGCTTTTCCTCATTAACACGGAAGCCAAAGGGAGCAGAGCCGGAAACAACGGTGCCGTGGGCAATCTTACTGTCAAATACAACGTCTATTCGTTCCCCGTCAATGTCCGCTTCATTCTGGGCAATGGACAGCTTCACGTTAATATACAGACGCCCGTTTGCGGTTGTGGTGTCATATTCTTCATCAGTGGTTTTCCAGTCGCAGTTGTGCGCTTCCAGAACTTCCATGATTTTATAATAATCTGCCACGGAACGAAACCAGCGGTCAAGGCGGCAGAAAAGCAGAATATTCACTTCATCACGCTTCACACTGTCCATCATGCGTTGAAAGTCGGTTCTTTTATGAATGTTCTTTCTGGCGGTCTTGGCAGCGTCAATGTAAATTCCAACAATGACCCAGCCACGTTCCCTTGCGTATGCTTCCAGTCGTTCTTGCTGGGCTTCCAGTGACAGACCTTTTATTTTCTGTTCTTCCCCGGAAACCCTTATATATAAAGCAACCCGGACAAGTTCCGGGCTTAAATCAATCTTTTTCACTATTGTATCACCTGCATTTCCTTTCATTTCCCGCCTGCTGGTGATATAATCAAAATTGCAGACGGTATTGTTGTATCTGGTATGACATATCTTTGCACGCCCCGGAAGTGTTCCCAGCACGACCGGGGCATTTTGTTTTATTAGTCTTTCAGAATGTCGTCTGTAAAGGCTGTTATTTTCTGACTTACAAAAGAAGAATAGTTTTCTAAATCCTGTTTAGGGTTATCACCTTGCAGCATGACAAATTCAGATAAAGCAACAATCTGATTTTGTACGTCAATCAAGGCTTGACCGTAGTATGAAACGTCTGGACCGAAGCCAACGGAAGAAACCTGCTCATAATGCCACGCAGCACGCTTCTTTAAATCCACCAGAACAGGAACGGACGCTTTTTGCAGCTGGGAAACGGTCTTTGCGTCGGAGTGTACCAGCTGCCCCCAGCGTGTCAGCTGTTCTTCCGTGATGTATCGTGGGTCTTCCGGGTGTCGCTTTATGTGTATAAAGCTATACAGACAGAAGATACCGAACAGGGCGGCAACAACTGAAAAAATAACATGAGAAGAAGCAAAGAGGAACACGGCACCAGCCAGAGCAACGACGCCGAACACAACAAAGCTGGCGTCTGGTCTTTCCTGCAAAACTGCCGTGGTCTTTGGCGGCTTCTCTTTTGGCTGCGCAGCTGCTTTCTGAACTTTAGCAGGAGCAGGAGCGGCAGCAGGAGAGGAAGCAGAGGAACTGGCGGCGGCAGCAGTGGAAGAAACACGGCTGCTGACTGTCTTTTTCTTTTTGCTTTTCAAATTCTCGGTCTTAACGTAAGAAACACCAGTGCCGGGAACCCCTATGCTGGTTGTGACCCTGCCGCTGCTGTTTATACTTTTACGATACCCCTTGACGCCTGCACTTATACCAACGCTTTTCTTGCTGATGTTAAGACGGACGCCGGGGGCAATTTTCACGCTTTTTCTGAAACGTAAACCCATATAAAACCACCTTTCTTGCGAATATCCACAAAAACATAGAAATTATAATAGTGAGTGCGCCCAGCCTTGCCACGCTGGAAAGGTGGTCACACATGATAAAAAAATATACACACTGGTATGATTGCAGAGTGTACGCAATCTATTACAGCAGCATAAACACTATTTATTATAATTTAGATTTCAATGGAGCAACGCAACTTATAATTTGTAAATAGCGGGGGACGCTGGGTGCGTTATCACCCGGCGTCTGTCCCGGAAACACTGCCAGTGTCAACGGGCGGGCACTGGGCTTCTAAATCTTCTGGATTGTCTGGAACTAACAATGCAGGGTCCGCAGTAACAGCAGCAACAAGCCTGCGTTTGAAAAATTCCACGGCAGTTCTTCTAATTTCTGGGTCAAGTTCAAAGTACGTCTTTATGATTTCCAATTCAAGACCCGTGGCACCTTTAGACTTCACGAAGTCGTCAAGGCTGAATGTGTCCGGCTGTATATACATTTCACCAGAACCAGTGCGCAACCATTCTTCATTCACATTATAAAGAAGACAGATTGCCTTGATTGTCTGGTCAGTGACGGTTGAGCCGTCCCGTTCCATGTAGCTGACGCCAGTTTGCTTCATTCCCAGACTTACTGCAAATTCAGTCTGGCTGATGTGCAAAACATCTTTTCTAAAATGCTTCACACGTTCATTGATAGTCATTTGACTTCACCGCCTTTCTTTTATGTTTAAAGAATAGCAGTAACCGCTAAAAAAGTCAATATTAAAAACGGAAAAAGGGTTGACAAATAGCAGTAACCGCTATAATATATAGTTAAACAAGCAGTAACCGCTACAATAGAAGCGTTTACCGCTTGCGAGACCACACAGCATGAAAGGAGGAACAGACCATGACAGAAGTTAAAAACATGGAAACCATGATTGCAACTGAAAACCAGCAGGAAGCAACAGAGGTCATGGCTTTTCTGGGGGAACTTGAACCGCAGGAAAAGAAAGACTTTCTGGTGTTCATGCAGGGCATAAGATTTGCAAAGGGCATGGCACAGAAAATTGCGCCGCAGTCCGTATAAAGGAGGGCGCAGGAATGGAAGTACAAGGAACATTCAATGCCCAGCGCTTTTTTGAAACGCTGGCGCTGATTATATCCCAGCGGGAGGGCGTGAAAGTCACCGTGACAGTGACACAGCCAGAGCCGGAGAAGAAAGAAAAGCAGTCAGCGTGAGCGCCGGGCAGCAGCAGAAACAAAGGTTTTTCAAAAGTCAATAGCAGTGAATAGCAGCAAGGCTGTTCAAATAAAAATCATACCAGATACAAGGAGGAAAGCCACAAAATGAAAGAATTTGTGAAGAAAAAAGCAGTCATTGTCATGGACAGTGCAGGACTGCCAAACTACATGACCATGTTTTATATGGAGCCGGGGACCTATGAGCCGGAGGACGTGCCGGAACTGTTCAAAATCAGAAACAAGATTGTTCCTGCGGTTCTGGTGTCGCAGTTCACCAACACCATGATTAAGGGCGTCCCGGCGTCCTTACCTTACCAGCAGCCAAAACACACTATCAGTTATGATGAAGCGGCGGCAGCCTGCGGAAGAAAAGGCAAGGGCTGGCACCTTATGACAAATACAGAGTTTGTCTATCTACTGCATGAAGCAGAGGAACTGGGGCACACAATCGGCGGTAATACAAACTACGGCAGCAACTCAAAGAATGAGCAGGAAAGCGGCGTGAGATACGACAGCGCCGGACGCACGCTGACCGGGTGCGACCCCCTCACATGGTCCCATGACGGAACAGCAGACGGCGTGTTTGGTCTTTGCGGTAATTTCTGGGAATGGGTCACGGGCTTGCGTCTGCACAAAGGCGTTGTGGAATACACGCCGAACAACGACGCAGCAGTTGAGGGCTACACAGAGAAGCCAGACTGGACCGTTGCAGAGGTGAACGGCAGACCGTTGAAGCTGTACGGCAACAGTGCTGGTGATGTGGTAATGTCCGTTGCGGAAGAAATCGAAGAAAACTGGGAGGGCTGCCACATGGCAGACTTGCAGCTGGAAGAACTGGACGAAGTGCCGGAAATTGCGTACAAGCTGGGAATTGTACCGCATGACTGGAAGCATGAAACAGCTGGACTTTGGGCAGACAGCGAACTTGAAGAAAGCGTGCCTTTCCGGGGTTCGGGTTTCTTCGACACTTCCTACGGTGGCGCTGGTGCGCTGGACTTGTTCATCGCCCGTTCTTTCGTCGCCGGCATCGTTTCGCTCCGTTCCGCTTTGTTCTTGGAAGACTGGGAACTGGTAACTGAATTACTGAAAGCGGGTGCGACAGCGCACGCATAAAGAACAGATGTTCTGATATTTGACCCATGAAAAAGGGCAAGCAAAAAGCCTTTGAAGATGTGCCGGAAACACAAAATCAAAGGCTTTTCAAAAGTCAATATGTAATAATTCAATACACGTTTATTATACCATATTGGCGGCTACAAGTCAAACATTTTAGAGGGCGAAAGCCTTTGAAAATAGCGGGTTTCAAACCTGTTAAACGGGCTTGTATGGGGTATTAACATTCCTACGAAATATATAAATATATATACGCTGTATGGATAATGAACAGGAGGGATAAGAGGGAGAAGAAGAACCCCACCCCACTTCTGGTATACCCTTATACGCTTAAAACGGTATAGGACAGAAAAGGAAGTGCAGTGGTGTTCATAAGGGAGAAGAAGATAGACTGCGCAGAGTATAGAGAAGTGGATATAATACCACGAACAGAAGCAGCAGAGCAGGCAAGCAGAGGAAAGAGGGGTAAGAAAAGAAAGGTTAATGCCCCAAAGCAAAAGGACTTGAACGACAAGAACGCTAAACGCTATCTGGTACAGTTGGGAAATGGCAACTTCCACATAGGGGACCTGCATACAAGTTGCACATATAGCGCAGAGAACCTGCCGGGAACGGTAGAGGAAGCAGAAAACATTGTGACAAACTACCTGCGGAGAATAGCATACCGCAGAAAGAAGCTGGGGTTAGAACCCCTTAAATACATACTGGTAACAGAATACAAGTACAGCAAGGATGGTCAGTGTCTTAAAAGAATACATCACCATATCATTATGAACGGCGGTTTAGACCGTGACGACGTGGAATTGATGTGGACGAAAGACCGTATCAACTGGAAGAAGACAGACGACCCAGAGTATAGAGCCAGTATAAAGCAGCTGGGCTGGGTTAATGCAGACCGCCTGCAAATGAATGAGAACGGCATAGAGGGGCTTTGCAAGTATATTGTGAAAGACCCGCAGGGAAAGAAACGCTATTCAAGCAGCAGGAACCTTGACCGCCCGGAAACAACCAGAGAGGACGGAGGGGAAAAGCGGCAGCGTGACCAGAACCACTGGAAGTATAGCCGCAATCTGTCAGACCCAACGGAAAAGTGCAATGATTTCAAGTACAGCAAACGCAAGGTAGAGCAGCTGGCGAAGTCACCAGACGGCGGGCTGGAAGAATTTAAAAAGATTTACAGTGATTATGACATTGTTTCATGCGAACCCGTGTTTTATGAACAAACCGGGTGGCATATTTACTTGAAAATGTGGAAAAAGAAGCCCAAAAAGGGCAGAAAGGAGGATAAAAAGTGCAGTTAGGTGAATTGATAGAGAAAATGACGACCAGTGACCGTCTGGTTATCATCAACGCTGCCGGGCAGGTGATATACCGTGGCTATGCGGCAAACTTTGCACACGGGACAATAAACCCATTGCGCCGGGTGAAACGCTTTGGGCTGGGTATGGAAACGTACAAGCGCACAGAAAAGATGTGGGACTGGGCAAACATACGGGAACTGCCGGAGCAGATACCAGTTGAACAGCTGGGACAATATGACATAGGGCAGCTGCAACAGCTGTTATTTATCCGGGTGATTTTGGAGGAATAAGGCATGGAGAACGAAAAGAAAGCATGGCAGACGCCAGAATTGCAGGAAATGGCAGTTGTTGTCCTATCACTGCACCAGAAATGGTGGCAGAAAATGGCAGCAGGTGAAAAGGTTCTGGAACTGCGGAAGTCAAAGCCGCAATGCAAAGCGCCGTTCCGGGTGCTGGTGTATGTCACAGGCGGCGTGGGCGTAGTCGGTGAATTTGTCTGCCCGGAAGTTCTGGAAATCAAGAACTTTGAAGAAGCAGAAAAGAAAAGCCGGGTGCCAGCACATGACATTCACAATTATGCGGCGGGCAGTAGAAACAAGGTGTATGGCTGGGAGATAACAGCCGTCAAGGAATATCCACAGGCAGTGGCGCTGGAAGAACTGGGAATGAAGCGTGCGCCGCAGTCGTGGCAGTATGTGAGGTAGAGAACATGGACCAGATACAACGGGAAAAGATAGCTGCAAAGCTAAAGAAAATTAAAGCATTGGCAGAACGTGGAGTAGGCGGCGAGAAAGAAACCGCAATGCGTATGTATGAGGACTTAAAAGCCAGATACGAACTGGAAGACGAAGAAATCATGCTGGACGCAGTAACGCTTCACTGGTTCGGCTATGCAACGGAACTGGAAGAAGAACTGCTGACCCAGATTTTCTACAAGGTCACGGGCGGCACGACATATCACATTTACACGGGCAAATACAGCCGCAGGAAGAAGCGTGGCTGCGATTGCACAGAGATTGAAGCAGCGGAAATCACATTGCTTTTCAATTTCTACAAAGCGGAATTGAAGCGGGAACTGGAAGCGTTCATGGTAGCTTTCAGAAGCGGCAACAACCTTTACCCGGACAAGACCGCCCGTTGCTACAAAGAGAACAACGGACCTGCGCCGGAGAGAACCGACGAAGAAAAGCGAATGTTGAAAAAGGCTGCGTGGTATTCACAGGTGCTTGACAAGAGAAGACCGCCACGGGCACTGATTGGAGAACCGGAGGTGGAAGAAGATTGAGTGAAGACAGAAAGAAAATCATTGCAAAGCTGATAAAGATAAAAGCCCTTGCGGAACGTGGCGTGGGCGGGGAACAGGCAACAGCGCAGCTGATGTATGACACCTTAAAAAAGCGTTACGGCATAACAGACGAAGAAGTGAGCCGGGCAGCAGGCGGCACGGTGGACATAACGGAAATTGACTTGAAACAGTGCTGGGGGCTTGCCTTTGCGCTGGGAGTGATAGCAAACAACCTGCAAGACGAAATGGAGCTATGCACAGTTTGTCCACATACTCACACAGAGGATTGCGCCGGGTGTGGAACCAGTGAAAACATAAAGGATTTGCAGATACAGTATGAAACCATGAAACAGAAACTTGAAGAAGTGGCAATGGAGGTATAGGGCATGGCAAGAACAAAAATACTGGTGCCGCAAGAAAAGCAGTGCGGGTATACTTCCGTTATTGTTTCATACAGCACGGGGATTGACAGCACGGGCGCTATTTACTGGGCAACACAGAACTTTGCGCCGGAAAAAATATTCCTGCTGTACTGCGACACTGGCGCAGAATACAGCGTGAATGAAGCGTTGTTTTTCAAGACTGCAAAGGTTCTGGGATTGAAACCAATATTGCTGAAAGCACCGAAAGACTTTTTATATCTGCTTTTGAATGAGCGGTTGAAGTTCCCGGACAGCAAGAACCGCTGGTGTACGGCGTATCTGAAAACGGCGGTGACAGACCACTGGATAAGAACGCACCGGGACATACTGGGTGAAAAGTGTTTATTCATATCTGGGGAACGCCGGGACGAAAGCAGAGGGCGTGCAAAGCTGCCAGAATGTGAGTATCACAGCACGACATTGAAAACAGAGCGCAAGGGCAAGTTTGAATGTCACTGGCTGCGCCCAGTGCTGGACTACGAAAAAGGCAAGATGTTTGAATTTGGAAAGCGTCTGGGACTGGACCCGCACCCGTGCTATGAATACATTGACCGTTGCAGCTGCATGATGTGCATATTTGCGAAAAATGAACAGGTCATGGAGAACATGAAGCGGCACCCGGAAGCAATGCGGAAATGGGTAGACGCAGAAGCAAAGCTGGGGTTCACATGGAAGCAGAAAACAAGCCTGCAAGAATTGTGGGACCAGTGCTTTGATATTGACGACGTGACCGAAACGGACACACCAGAACAGGCAGGAGGTGACGCCGGGTGCCAGCAGTAAAAAGAAAAGCAATTCCAAAGGCGGTGCGGCAGCAGGTGTATGACAGCTTGAACGGGCACTGCGGGTATTGCGGTTGTGAAATTACATACAAGGAAATGCAGGTGGACCACATAGAAGCGGTGTACCTGCATGAAGCAGAACTGAACGCCGGGGAAGCGCAGCAGGTGAACAGCATTGAAAATTATATGCCAGCGTGCAGAATGTGCAATTTCTATAAGTCAACAATGAGCATTGAAAGTTTCAGAAAGCAGCTGGAAACGCTGCCAGAAAGACTGGAAAAGCTGTTTATATACAGATTGGCGAAGAAATATGGGATTGTGCAGGAAATCAAAAAGCCAGTGCAGTTCTATTTTGAAAAGCAGAAAGGAGGAACGGGCAATGCCTAAAGGATATTACAGAAAGCGCAGCGAAGCCACAGAACAGGAAAGAGTTATAAACTGGGCGACGTTCTACGCAAAAGACTTCCCAGAACTGGCACTGCTGCACCATATCCCAAACGGCGGCAGCAGAAACCAACTGGAAGCCGCCAACCTCAAACGGCAGGGCGTGAAAGCTGGGGTGCCGGACTTATGCTTGCCAGTACCCAGAAACGGAAAACACGGGCTGTATGTGGAAATGAAGTGGCAGAAGAACAAGACCACGGACAAGCAGGACTGGTGGCTTGACCAGCTGCGGCAGCAGGGATATGAAACGGCGGTCTGCTGGACTGCGGAAGACGCAATGGACACCATAGCGGGTTATCTGGGAGTTATGGAGCAGACAGGAAGAAAGGTGGAATTGTAATGGGCTACATGGACAAGACATTGAAACAGACGGTGCCGTATTACAGCACCATGAAGCGTGCAGGGGCGTTCAGACAGCCCCAGAAGCCACAGAAGCGGCAGAAAAGAACGACACTGACAGAATATAGCCAGAACGGACAGAAAGCCGTATTGAAGCAGCACGCTACCGTCAATCAAGCAGCAAAGAAGCTGTATGACTATGAGCAGACGGGACTTTCACCGCATGAGGTAGCAAACCTTGTTGAGCAGGTGCAGAACTTGACAAGGCGTGTCAAGAAGTATGAAAGCTGGGAAGAATGACCGACGTTGAACGCTGCGTGATATGTAACGAGATTATCCCGGAGGGTTCGCAGGTCTGCACCGCCTGCCAGAAGAAATATGACATTGTGACCGGGGAAACAGAGGAAATGGTGCTGGAGTTGCGGGACGTGGCAGCAGTGCTGAAAATCACGGAAGCCACAGACACGAACATTAGAACGTCAATGGAAAGCATACTGCGGATAGCAGACAGACTGGAAAGGAAGAACAAAGGTGAAAAAAGACGATAAAATCAAATTACCCCAGTATTTGCCGTTAATCGTAAAAGCAAGGTTACATACTGGCGGCAGAGAGTATGAGAAAATCAAACAGGAATTAAAGGGGCAGGGCTTCACCTGCAATCAGATGAAAAGCATGGTGCGTGAGGGTAACTATTTTGACGGGCTGGTGTTGTATCTGTCAAAGTGGAACTGGGACAACCACGAAAGCTGGCACCTTTATAGCTGGGACGATAAAGACGACGAAAAAGTTATGCTGGGAATTTATGAAGCGGAGCAGTACCACCCATACAACCGATATAAGGGAGATTTTGAGAAGTTCCAGAGCGACTGGAAAAACGAGGAATACGACCCCGGTATGACATTCACTTTCAAAGACAGTGAAGTTGAGGTGCTGGAAGTCCTGCAAGAGGAAGTGGACAACATAGACCATGAAGCAGTTAAAAAGCAGGTGGCGGCGGCAGAGGACGCACAGTACCAGAAACGGAGAAAACAGCGACAGCGCCGCAAGCAGAGAGCCAGCAAGGGCAGCAGGTATCACAGAAAATTCTTTTGACGGAGGAAATGACAATGGCGAAGATTTCACAGAAAACAATAGAGAGTCTGCGGGAGTTCTTAGACCGTGGCTGCGATTATGCCGGGACACAAGAAACGGTAACAGAAATTGCAAACGAAGCGTTGAGGGAAAACGGCTGCGAGTTGTGCCAGTGTGACGACGCCAGCGTGTGCGACTGGGACGGTGACGAAGTATGCACGGTAGAAGATTTTGCAAATGTCTTCTGGGACAAAGCAGTTGAGAAAATCTTAAACGTGTTAGCTACGGAGGAATAAGGCATGGCAAAGGGTAAGAAGCATTACAGCGGCAAAGAGTTGATAAGACGCCGCCAGATAGAGCGGCAGCAGGCAGAACAGCAGCAGGGAAACAGACTGACAAAGACATTGAAACAGGTCAACCAGTTACGCCCAGTCATTGAGAGGGCAAAACAGAGAATGAGGGAGGGCAAAGAAAATGGCAGCGTTCTTGATTGAAACAGCAAAAGCACTTCTGACATTCATTGCGGTATGCGTAGGACTTGGCGTGCTGTATCTGGTGTTTGTGGTTGTTAGGGAAGTTGGTTGGATTGTAAAGCAGGAGAACCGCAGGAAATATGAGCAGGAGGGAAAAGAGAATGGAAACGGCAGTATTTAAAGCGGTGTGCCCGTTAGAGATTGGGGACACGGTAGCAATCGGAGCGGGAAAGACCGCAGCAGGATTGAGAACGGCATATTATCTGCCAGCGGGCATGGAAGTAGTTGTGGCGGGTACGGTATCAATACACACGGTCACGGACATTTCAACAACGCATTATCTGAAAAGCGGCAAAACAGTATTCAGATATGAATTGAACGGGTCCGGCAGATATGAAGTATTAAACGTGAAAGTCCCGGTAAGAGAAACGGCAGACGAACTGACCCGCCGTGGCAGATAAAAATAAATACTTACGGAAGTATACAAAATGCACAAATATACTTCCGTAAGATTGTGTAAAATGTCGATTGCTTTTATACTTCCGTAAGTATATAATAAAGACAGTCAAAGGAACAACAACACAACATAGAAAACGGAGGTATAAGCAATGACAAAGAAGCAGTTAAAAGAAGCATACACAAACTGGAATAGAGAAATCACAAAGCTGGGAGAAAGAAAAAGAGAAATTTTCAAAGAGTTGCAGGAAATGTGCGCAGAGAAAGGCGACGGGAACCGCTGGTGTTGCATTGAAAAGTTGGTAGAGGAACTGACAAAGAAAGGCTATGTATACACCGCTATGAACTTGATAAGCGAGTATTACAATATATGCGGACAGGAAGAAGCGTTGCTGAACCTTGCATTAGCAACAAATAATTTTGAGATTTAAAAAGCACGGGTGGCGCAATGGATAGCGCAGCAGCCCCCGAAGCTGCCGGGTGCGGGGTCAAGTCCCGTCCCGTGCATTACTGGGAAAAGAAACTATAAACATACCAGATACAAGGAGGAATACCCCATGAAAACATTATCAATCATTAACTTAAAAGGTGGAGTGGCAAAGACCATTTCCAGCGTTAATATGGCACACATTCTGGCAGCAGTACACGGCTGCAAAGTCCTGTTAATCGATAACGACAAGCAGGGGAACGCCAGCAAGATTTTGAACCGCCACAGTTACGACCATAAGGGAACCGCAGAGGTTATGACCCAGCGTGGCATTGACCCGGCAGCAGTTATCCAGCACACCGATTATGACGGCTTGGACATTATCACAGCAAACATGAACCTGCTGACAGCCAATTTGGAAGTCATGCTGGACCAGTCCAGACCGCAACAGACACGCTTCAAAAAGTTTCTGGACGGATTGCAGCAGGAATATGACTACTGCATTATTGACAACGCCCCAGACATTAACATTTCGACCATAAATGCGCTGGTAGCTTCGCAAGACGTCATGGTGCCTATAACCATTGATGATTTTGCAATAGACGGTCTGGCAGAACTGAAAGAACAGATTGACAACACCCGTGAGGACCTAAACCCGCAGTTACGTTTCTGTGGCTGCTTTGTCACACAGTACGACAGAACAAACGAAGCAGACACGCAGGGAGAAGAGTTCTTGAAGACGCTTGAATATCCGGTGTTTGATACGCATATCAGAAAGACACCGAAAATGAAACCCAGCACATTTGAAAGATTGCCAATCATTTTATATTCCCCACGCTGCGGCGCAAGTGCCGACTATAAAGCGTTAGTGGAAGAATGGTTGAGAATGTGACCAATTCGGACACGTTAGGAGGGAAAGACAATGGCAGGAGCAGCAAAGAAATTCAACTTGACAGAGTTATTAAACCAGCGGTCAAAGGAAGCTGGGGAGCAGCAGAAAACAGAACAGCAGCAGGCGGCAGCAGGCGCAGAGGTTGTCACGTCCGAAGAGGGCGTGAGCAGCACTGCCGATATTTACGACCTTATACCGTCAAAGGGCAATTTTTACAGCGTGGAAGACGTGCAAGACTTAAAACAGTCTATTGAACTTCTGGGAGTGTTACAACCACTTCTGGTGACTGATGAAGAGGAAGACGGCAAGCGCCGTATCATTGCAGGGCACAGAAGACGGCTGGCGGTCATGCAGCTGGTGGACGAGGGAAAAGAGCGTTTCAGACGGGTTCCAATCTTAATCAAGCCGAAGAAAAACGCAATTCTGGACAGACTGGCACTGATTATGGCAAACCGTTTCCGTGAGAAGACAGACTGGGAACGCATGACAGAAGCGCTGGAAACAGAAAAGCTGGTACTGGAATTAAAAGAAAGCATGAACATTCCGGGCAGAACCCGTGATTTACTGGCAGAGATTATAGAAACGTCCCCGGCGCAGGTAGGAAGATACAAGGCAATCTATAACAATATCATTCCAGAACTGATGGCAGAATTTAAGGCAAACAGAATTGTTGTATCTGTCATTTATGAAGCGTCCGGGCTGCCGGAAGATTACCAGAAGCAGGCGGCAGAGGTATTCCGGGAAAATGAAGTGCTGACATTATCAGACATTAAGCAGATAAAGAAGAACTGGGAAGCGTCGCAGCAGATACCGGGACAGATGGACATTAGCCAGATGGAAGAGAAGCAGGAAGCAGCAGGAACGGCAGAAAGTGCCACAGGCAATGAAACAGACCAGCAGCAGGAAGAAACAGCCACAGAGGGAGCAGGAGAAGCCACAGAGGGCACAGAGGACGCAACCGGGCAGCAGTCAGAATACGTTGACCCACAGCCGGAGCAGATAACGTCACTTTGTTACAGCTGCACACACTATGAGGACTGCCACGACAAGACAGCAACCGTGACCAGCTGCAATGCTTATGAGAACCGCAGAGAAGCCCAGAAGACGGACGAAGAGAGATACAACGAAGAGCAGGCAGCTATTGACCGGGAAACACAAAAGAAACTGCGTGAAATGCAGCAGGAAGAGAAAATGCAGCACTTGCCGTCTGATGATAGAAAAGAAAAGACAATCAGAGTATCACCGGAGAAAATGAAAGCCGTTGCGGTTGACCGCACAAGACCATACATGATTTTGAAAAATGATGATTACAGAGAGGGCGACACAGTAAAGCTGATTGAGTTTGCAGATGGCAGAGCAACCGGAAACACGGCAGACATGAAAATTATCTGCATGGACGACGACACGACCAGCAGCGCACTTGAAGAGGGCTATTGTGTAATAGCGTTGCAGGAGGTGTAGACGTGGTACAGATTTTAGAACTATTTGGGGGAATTGGTTCCCCCAGATGTGCTTTGCGAAATTTGAACATTCCAACAAAAGCCATTGACTATGTGGAAATAGACGAAAACGCCGTAAGGTCATACAATGCAATGTTTGCCGAAGAATTAGAGTATAAAACACAATCAGTGGTGGGCTGGAACCTCAAACCAGATATTCTGATACATGGCAGCCCGTGTCAAGATATGAGTATTGCGGGACATCAAGGAAAAGCAACTGCGGAAGCAGGGAGGATAAACAGAGGAAAAGGAGCAGACAAAGGAAGCGGCACCCGGTCAAGTCTGATGTGGGAAACAATACACATTATTCAAAATATGGGCGAATGGAAGCCGAAATATGTTATCTGGGAAAACGTGAAAAATGTATTAAATGGCTACAACAAGAAGAATTTTGAACAATACATAGCAGAAATGGAAAAGCTGGGATATACAAGCAATTATCAAATATTAGACGCAAGGGACTTTGGATTGCCACAGGCACGGGAAAGGGTTTTCACGGTATCGGTGCTGAATGGTGAGAAGTTCGACTTTTCGGACTTAATCAGAACACCAATGAAAGATATATCAGAATTTCTTCTGGACAACGACGAAGTGCCGCCAGTGTACGACGTGACACAACCGAGTGTGTACAGTGTGATTGGGGAAAAAGGCATAAGAAGAGCAACAGTAATAAAAGATTTTGCATACACAATCACGACCAGACAGGACAGAACACCAGCGCAGGTGATTGACTGCGGAAACGGGCGTTATAGATATTTAACAGAACGTGAGTGCTGGCGTCTGCAAGGATATACAGACGAAGACTACGAAAGGGCAAAAGCAGTCCAGAAGCGTTCTGGAAGATACAGAATGGCGTTATACAAGCAGGCTGGGAACAGTATTGCGGTTCCCATATTTGAAAGTATGTTCAGAAAGATAATTTTGCATGAAACAGCATAGGAGGTGCAGGAAATGCCAATAAATATGACAGATTATAAAATGATTATTCACGAAAGAATATACAATGTTCTGCAAATTATGATTGATTTTGGAAATGAACCAATAGAAGACAGAAACGCACCAAAACCAAAATTTATTGACGCAGTATACATAGATGAAGATGGAGTAATAAGAACCATGCACGACGCAGCAGAGTGCTTCCAGTTCATAAGAAAAATGGAGGTATAGCAGATGGAAAGACCAATAATAATGCTTAATACAGACAATATGCCCGTATTTTGCCGAAACCAGTGCGCAAATACAAAATGCGCAAAGCACATTTCAAAAGCCTATGAGTGCGGCGGTTCATGTTCAATGCGGCTATTGAGAGGGGAACCGGAGTGCGCAGGCTACATATCACGGAGGAAGCACAAATGAAAGAAAATGTTTGCGTTGACTGCAAACACTATGAAAGCTGCAAAAAGCCGGAAAGATACATGAAGTGTATGGGGTACGAAGAGAAAGAACGGCAGCAGGCAGCAGGAGAAAACGCAGTTGACGTGCAAGACGGATAGAAGCCGGGAAAGACTGGCAAAAACAAAGAATGGAGGAAAAGCAAATGGCGCAGGCAATGGAAAAAGGCAGGGTTATTGAATTGCTGGAATATTACAAAGACATAGACGGGGAGGTGAGTATATACAGAAAGATAATAAGTGACTTAACGGACCAATACTACAATCCCATTGGCGCTATACAATGCGACGGTCTACCAAAAGGAAAAAATAATATATCACGACAAACAGAAAATATGGCGCTTAATATTCCAGATTATGTCAGCGGCGAAATCAGAGAGTATGAAGCAAAGGTGCAGCAGTTGCAAGCCTTAAAGGCACAGATTTTGCAGGAAGTTTCAAGGCTGAAACTGAAAGAAAAGCGCATTATTTTTGATTTTTACATGCACAACCTCAAATGGGAACAAGTAGCGGTACGCAATTCATACAGTGAAAGACAGTGTAAGAATATCAGAGATACAGCACTTGAAACACTTTCACAGAGGTTTGAAAAGAACCAGATTATTTCACAATTTCAGAGGATTGCATAAGCAATCATTGCCCGCCATTGCCTGCGTTTTACTGGTATAATTTAAGCCAGTGAAGCAGGCTTTAAGTCGTTATATTTGCACGTTGGCAATAGTGGGCTTTGGTGATTTTTTGAATTTACAAAGCCCATAATTTTTTATACTTCCGTAAACTGGAAGAGTTGGAAAGAATGAAAACGAACGAAAAGAGGTGAGAAGATGGGAAGACCACGGAACCCGGAACGGGACAAGTCAATGCAACGCTATCTGGACGCAGACGGCAAGATTGAAACAGCGGAACTGGCGAAGCTGGCAGGGGTGCCAGAAGTGCGGATAAGAAAATGGAAGTCAGAAGACAGCTGGGACGAAGCGCTGAAAAACAAGCCGAAAAAAAGAGGGGGTCAAAAAGGCAACAAAAATGCTGCCGGGAAAACCCCAGCAAAAAAGGGCAATAAAAATGCCGTAACACATGGGGCATTTGCGCAGGCGGGATATGAAGACATAGACCCGGAGCAGGCGGCAGCCATACAGAACATGGGCACACCGTCCGCAATGTCACAAATGATGGAGGAATTGCAGGCACTATATCTGCGCAAAGCCTATCTGGAAAGCCTATTGAAAGAGTATGAAAGCCCAGAAGCAGGCGGCTTTTACACAGATAAAATAGTACACATGATTGTACCAAAGAGCATGGAGGAAAGACAGCAGGAAGAGGACTGCGGCATGGAACACCAGCAGTGCGCAGACCCAGAGGGAAGCAAGACAGAAACATATAAAACAGCCATGAAGTCTGTCATTAAGTCCAGCCCATTTGAACGGGCAATGAAAGTGGAAGCCGAACTAAACAAGCTGCATGGGCGTATCATCAAGCAGCTGGATAGTATCAAGGCGTATGAGTTGGAGGACAGACGCTTGACGCTTGCTGAAAAGCAACTTGAATTGAACAAACAGAAGCTAACGGGAGAATTTGAGATTGGCCCGGACGGAAGCACAGAAAACGACGAAATCACAGACGTTGTGGACGACGTTTGATAGGTTCTTCCGGCGGTCTGGAAGCACTGCGGGTACGGCGACGCCCAAAACCTGCCCAGATATAATTTTGAAAATTCCATTTCCGCTTCCGACCAGGTAAAAAATAAAGGGGTAGGGGCTAAAAAAGAAAAAAATGTGACCAATTCGGACACAAAAGAAAGGGGGTGCGGTTTTTGAAAGCGTACACTTCAAAGGCGGTTGCCGCTTGGCTGGATATTTCAGAACGCAGAGTGCGCCAGCTGCGTGACGAAAAGGTTATAACGGAAATCAGACCGGGGCTGTACGACTTGAAGACCGTAAACCACCAGTACATAAATTATTTGCGCAAAAACAACCCGGAAAGTGAAAGTACAATAGATTACAACGCAGAACGTGCAAAGCTGGTCAGAGCAAAAAGAGAAGCACAAGAACTGGAATTGCAGCTGCGCAGAAATGAGGTACACACCACAGAGGACGTGGAACAGGTAATGACAGACACGCTTGTTAGGTTCAAAACAAGGCTTATGGCTATACCTGCAAAGTTAAGCCCCATTTTATCAAAGAAAAAGGACCAGACAGAAATATTTAAGCTGCTGAAAAGCGCCATTGATGAAGTGCTGGAAGAACTTTCAGACTTCCAGACAGTGTTTGGGTACGGTGTAGACAATGAAGAAAAACACAGTTGATATGTTCACACGGATTTTCAAAGTGCTGCAACCGCCACCAGAAATGACACTTTCACAGTGGGCAGACAAGTTCCGCAGACTGTCTGCCGGGTCTTCCGCAGAGCCGGGACGCTGGAAGACGGCAAAGGCACCGTATCAAAAAGAGATTATGGACGCCATAACAGATATTACAATAAAAAAAGTTGTGATTATGTCGGCACAGGTGGGAAAGACAGACGCAATGGTGCTGAACCCTATTGGATATTATGTGCATTATGACCCGTCACCGATTATGGTTATACAGCCGACAATAGACATGGCAGAGAAGTTTTCAAAAGAAAAGCTGTCACCTATGCTGCGTGATACGCCCGTACTTGCGGACCGTATCAACGAAAAGAGCCGCAACAGCGGTAATACAATCATGCAAAAGATATTTCCGGGCGGCTTTATAACGATTGCAGGAGCGAACAGCCCAACAGGACTGCGAAGCCACACAATCAGAATATTGCTTGCAGACGAGATAGACGCATACCCAGCCAGCGCAGGAAAAGAGGGCGACCCACTTTTACTGGCTTCAAAGCGTCAGACTACATTCTGGAATAAAAAGCAGGTGGACATTTCAACACCAACAGTCAAAGGGGCTTCCAGAATAGAAGTGGAGTATGAAAACAGCAGCCGGGGAGAATGGAACGCACCGTGCCCGTGCTGCGGAGAACTGCAACCGCTGGTCTGGTCAAATGTTGTGTTCGACAAAAACGACCTATCAGAAATCAGATACGCTTGCAGCAAGTGCGGCGTCATATCCAGTGAAGCAGAATGGAAAGAACACTTTATTGATGGAACCTTTGTGCATGAAGACCCAGACAACCCCGTGCGTGGGTTCCACTTGAACACGCTTGCTTCCACATTGACCACATGGCAAGAAGTTGTTGAAAAGTTTCTGACGGCAAATGACCAGATGAAAAAAGGCAACGTGGAACTGATGAAAGTATGGACTAATACCGAAATGGGGCAAACGTGGGAAGAAGACGGGGAAACCATAGAAGACGACGAACTGATGAAGCGCCGGGAGAAATACAAGTGTGAAGTGCCAGAAGAAGTGCTGTACTTGACAGCTGGCGTAGATACGCAGGACGACAGATTTGAAATTGAAGTTGTGGGCTGGGGTCCAGAATATGAAAGCTGGGGCATTAGGTATGCGGCAATATACGGCGACAATTCAGACATCAACAATCAAGTCTGGCAAGACCTTGACACATTCTTATTGCAGACCTTTGAAAAACCGGACGGAACGAAAATGAAGCTGTCATGCGTCTGCATTGACAGTGGAGGACACAGAACCAATCAAGTATATAAATTCTGCAAAGCCCGGTTCAATCGCAGAGTATTTGCAATCAAAGGTTCAAACGATAGCGCCGCAGCGTATATCCAGAAGCCGTCAAAAAGCAACCGTGAGGGCGCATATCTTTTCACACTGGGAGTTGATACCGGAAAAAGCCTGCTTATGGACAGACTAAAGTTGGAGGAAGAGGGACCCGGCTTTTGCCATTTTCCGAAAGAAGAGGGCAAGGGATATGACGAAAAGTATTTCAAGGGCTTAACGTCGGAAAAAAAGGTAATGCGCTACAAAATGGGAAGACCGTATTTTGCGTGGGAACTGAAAGACAAAGGCGAACACAAACGAAATGAAGCGCTGGACTGCCGGAACTATGCAACGGCAGCTATTGAAATTATCAATGTACCATTGAAGAAACCGGACAAAAAGAAAGAAGCCACGGCAGCAAAGAAAATTGTAAAACGTGGCAGAAGAAGAAGTGGAGGAATATTATAAATGGCAGGAATTACACTGGAAACAGCAAAAAGACACCTTGACGCATGGCTGGAAGCGGAACTGGCGGTGACAAACGCCCAGTCCTACACAATAGGCAGCAGAACAATGACGAAAGCAAATCTGACCGAAATTAGGAAGTCTATTGAATATTGGCAAGGGAAAGTCACTGCGCTTGAAAATGCGGCAAAATACGGCGGCAGGAACCATGCAAAACGATTTGTGCCACGGGATTTATAAAAGATTGCCCGTGATTGCCCGTTTTTAGGGTTTATTTCCCCCCATTGCCCGCAAAAATGGGGTAATATTGTAGCGTGAATAAGTGAGAAAAGACGAAAAGCACCCGTGAAAAGGTGCTTTTTTCATGTAATAAAGGAGGTGAAAGCGTGGGAATTGCAGCAGGAATTGATAAGGTAATAGCAGCCATTGCACCGCAAGTGGCACTGAAAAGAACGGTTGCAAGGCAGAAAATGCAGATTTTAGACAGTGGCTATGGCAATTATGGCGCCAGCGTCACAAAAAAATCACTTGCAGGCTGGCTTCATGCAGGCGGCAGCAGTCGTGAGGACATAGAAGACAACGTATCTGTATTGCGGCAGCGTACCCGTGATTTGTATATGGGCGTGCCGCTGGCAAATGGAGCAGTCAAGACCATGCGCACCAATGTTGTTGGACGTGGGTTACGGTTGAAGTCAACCATTGACGCAGAAACGCTGGGAATTTCACCAGAAGAACGCCGGAACCTTGAAAAGAAGATTGAAAAAGAATGGTCTATCTGGGCTGAAAGCAATGATTGCGATATGTCAAGGATAGATAACTTTTATGAGTTGCAGCAGTTGGCTTTTATGAACTGGCTTATTTCTGGGGATTGTCTGGCAGTATTGCCAATTAAGCCACGAATAAACCAGCCATATGACCTGCGTGTGCAGCTGATAGAAGCGGACAGGCTTTGCAGTCCGGACAACTGCGACACAATAGACAACCAGATTGTCGGAGGTGTGGAGGTTGACAAGTCCGGGGAAGTGATAGCGTATCACATAGCGAACCACCACCCGTTGTCATACGCATACAATGACATAAGCTGGCAGAGGGTTGAAGCATACGGACAAAAGACCGGAAGAAGAAACGTGCTTCACATGATGAACCGGGAAAGAATAGAACAGCGCAGAGGAGTTCCATTCCTTGCACCAGTCATTGAAAGTTTGAAACAGCTTGGAAGATACACGGACGCAGAGCTTGTGGCGGCGGTTGTGTCCGGTATGTTTACTATTTTTATTGAAAAGGCAGACGCCAGCGCAGAAGACGCCATAGGAAGTATGCTGCCGGAAGAAGTGCAGGTGGACGCAGAAGACGAAAGCACCATTGAACTTGCGCCGGGTGCTGTTATCGACTTAAACGAGGGAGAAAAAGCACACGACACAAACCCCGGAAGACCGAACGCAAATTTTGGCAGCTTTGTGGAAGCAATATGCCAGCAGATAGGCGCAGCACTTGAAATTCCGTATGAATTACTTGTGAAGCGTTTTAATTCCAGCTATACAGCCAGCAAAGGCGCACTGGAAGAAGCATGGAAAATGTTTAATATGTACCGTGGCTGGCTATCAACGGACTTTTGCCAGCCAGTGTATGAAGAATGGCTGACGGAAGCGGTAGCGAAAGGGCGTATCAAAGCACCGGGCTTCTTTGCAGACCCAGCAATTAGAAAAGCGTATTGTGGGGCAAAGTGGAACGGACCTGCAAAAGGTATGCTTGACCCAACAAAAGAGGTTACAGCAGCGAAAGAGAGAGTGTCAAACGGCTTTAGCACCAGAAGTGATGAAGCAATGCAAATGACAGGAAGCAACTTTTATAACAATGTCGAACAGTTGAAACATGAAGAAAAAGAACTGAAAGAGGTGAAGAAAATTGCCAATGGAACCACAAACAAACAGAACACCCCAACAGAACCCACAGACAATGCCGGGAATGAACCAGCAGCAGGACAGCAGAACGCCGGGCAATCCTTACGGGGTAACAACAAATAAATTCTGGAACTTTATCCCGGCAGCCGGGGACAAGCCACCGGAACTGCTTTTATACGGCGCAATAAGCAGCCAGCAGTCATGGTGGGAAGACAGGGTGACACCACAGCAATTCAATCAAGAACTTGCGGCGCTTGGTGATGTGCCGGAAATTATCGTGCGCATTAACAGCGGCGGCGGTGATGTGTTCGCAGCAAATGCGATTTTTACAAGATTGAAAGATTGTTCAGCGAAAGTGACAGTCAAAATTGATGGCTGGGCAGCTTCCGCAGCCACAATCATTGCTATGGCATGCGACACAATCAAGATTGCCAGAAACGGTGTATTTATGATACATGACCCTGCAATGACAGTCTGGGACACTTTCAGAGCAGAAGACTTTTTGAAGATGGCTGATGAACTGAAAGTGATTAAACAAAGTATTGTCAATACATATGCCAGCAAGACTGGCAAAAAGACAGAGGACATAGAACAGCTTATGTCAAATGAAACATGGTGGACGGGCGACATTGCCGTTGAAAACGGCTTTTGTGATGAATTGATGTTTGAAGACAGCACAACGGTTGTTGAAAATTCTTCAAAAATCGTGGTCAATTCAGTACCCATTGACGTTTCCATGTTCAAGAGTATTCCAACCCAGTTATTAAACAGCCCGCACAATCAAAATCCGGGTAGTTTAGTAAATAGTGCAACAGAACCTATCAACAAGCCACAGGAAAAGGAGGAACCAGAAATGGCAGCACCAGAAAACAAAATCACAACGGTTGACGCACTAAAAGCCGCATACCCGGATTTAGTAGCGACAATCCAGAATGAAGCAGCAGCCACAGAACGTGCCAGAATTAAAGGCATTGAAGACTTGGCAAACGGCAACTATGACGCAATCGCAAAGGACGCAAAGTTTGTCAACCCTATTTCTGCACAGGAAATGGCAGTCAAAATCATTTCAGAACAGAACAAAGCGGGCGGCAACTACATTCAGAACCGCCAGCAGGACGCACAGGACGGCGGGGCAAACGGCGTATCTGGCGTAACACCGGAAGACAACGCAGGCGGTGACAGAAAAGACCCGTTCAATGCCGCTATTGACAAGTTGTTTCCAGATACAAAATAAGGAGGTAGCGCAAAATGAGTGAATACGCAGTAGAGAAGAGAGAAACAGCACCGAAAAATTTCTTTGCTGGCGACTTCCCAACAGTACCGGAAACGGGAGTTGCGGGCGCAGAAATCAAAGAGTATGCACCAGTAATGGTTGACACAGAGAACGAAAACAAAATCATTCCGGTTGCTACAACAAAAGAAGCGAACGCAATCGGAATTTCTGCGGCAGCAGCAGGCAAGGGCGAACCAGTCACATATTATTTGACGGGTGAGTTTTTCGCTGACGCATTAAACCTTGAAGCAAGCACAGATTTAGCAAAAATCAAAGAAGCACTGCGAAAAGTATCAATCTTTTTGAAGTAAGGAGGATAAAACAATCATGGCAAATGAAGTATCTATTTACGAACCACGAACAATGGGCAGAGTGGTTCAGAAATTACCGCCCGTGCGTACTTTTTTTAGAAGTACATTTTTCAAACATGAAGAAACATTCGTAACAAAGAATGTTGATGTTGATTTCAAGAAAGGAAGCAGAAAGGTTGCGCCGTTTGTCAGCCGTGTAGTTGGTGGAAAGGTAGTGCCAAACACTGGCTATGAAACAAAGACCTACACACCGCCTTTAGTTGCACCGGAAAAGGTCACAACGGTTGACGACCTTTTGCAGCGCAGACCGGGTGAAAGCCTTTATTCTGGCAGAACACCTGCGGAACGTGCAGTGCTTAAAATGGCTGATGATTTCAAGGAACTGCGAGAAATGATTTTACGCCGTGAAGAGTTAATGTGCGTACAGACCATTTTTACTGGCACAATCCCTATCATTGGCGACGGAGTAAATGAAGTGATTGACTTCTCTTTTACAAACAAAGAGAAAATCACAACAGCAGCGAAGAAGTGGACTGCCGACACTTCCGACCCTATCGCAGATTTGAAGCGCTGGCACGAAACCGTACAGAAGACCGGATTTGTAAACTGTGATATTTGTGTTATGGGTGGCGACGTTGCAAATGCGTTTGTAAATCATGCAAAGGTGCAGAAAATGCTTGATGTGAAAAACTTCAATCTTGCGGTTATACAGCCTAAACAGTTACCGAACGGCGTCACATACCTTGGAACCATTCACGAACTGGGACTTGATATTTACAAGTACAATGAGTGGTATCTTGACGACTGGACAAACCCAGACAAACCGGAGGACAAGCCGCTTGTACCTGCTGACAGCTTGGCACTGTTAAGTACAAACGCTGATTATTCCATGTACTATGGAGCAATCACACTTATTAAGGAGCCGGACGGCAACTTTATGACCGTAGAGGGTAAATATGTACCGGACACATGGACAAAACGCAAGCCTGCCCGCCGCTTCCTCAATCTGTCTTCTGCACCGTTATGCGTTCCGCATGATGTAGACAGCTGGTTTGTTGCAACACCTATCTAATGGACTTCAAAGCACAGCTTGCCAGTGACATGAAAGTGTTTCACAACTGCGGAGAAATGGCAACTATGACTGATATATGGTATCAAGGCAAGAAACACTATTTGCCCACAATCATTGACCACACGGCAGCCGACGAACGGCAGAGAGGAAACGGGGACAATGCAGAGGGCATAAACCGTGCTTCTTGTCTGGTCTATATGTCATTATATGATTTTGGTTGCGTTCCCAAAAAAGGACGCCAGCTTGAAATTGACGAAGCCGGGGCAATCAATATGTATAACATTTCAAAAGCAGACTGCGAGGACGGGGAAATAATTCTTGAATTGGAGATGTTGGAAGAATGATTGAAATAACATCTGACGCAATAGAAAGAGTGGGAACCCTGCTGGCAGACGTTCCAAAAGGTGCAGAAAGAGTATTTGCCAGCGCTATGAACCGTGGTATTTCCAGAGTGAAGACACAGGCAATAAAGCAGGTAAAAACCGTATACGCCGTAAATGGCGCAGCACTGACGAAAGCAACCAGAATAAATATAACCAAAGCCAGCACGGGAAACCTTGCGGGCTTTGTTTCGTTTTCTGGCGTGAAAATACCACTGTACAAATTCAAAGTAACGCCGACGAAGCCCGGAACCGGAAAGCAGGTGCGGGCGGCGGTCAAAAAAGGTGGCAGCGGGACACCGTTTGAAGACGCTTTCGTTGCAGAAATGAAAAGCAATGGTCACACAGGAGTATTTGAGAGGACAGGGCGCAAGCGTTTTCCGATTGAAGAGAAAATGGGACTATCAGCAGCACAGATGGTGGGAAATGAAGATATTATAGACGGGCTGGAAAAGGAAGCACAAGAACTGGTAAACGAAAGAATTATACACGAAATGAACAGGATTTTGAACGGTTATGGAGGGTAAAGCGTTATGACACCAGTTTTTTTGTTGGAAGAATTGCAGAAATTCATTAGTTCCAAAACGTCTGACATTATTTTGCCAGTGCGAACCAGAACGGGAAGCAACGAAGAAAAAGAAAGAGCAGCAGCAGTTTATAAAATGGGGCTACCGGAAGCAGACGACGTGCAACAGAAAGTACCATACATTCTGTTAAAGTTCCTAACAGGGACGGACGACAAGAAAGCGGGCGAACCAGAGGAAGACAGCTGCAAAGTAAGAATAATATTTGCGGTGTATTCAGAAGATGGACAGGACGGACCACTTGCACTTCTTAATCTGATTTTGAGAGTGCGCAGCGAATTGAAGAAAGCCGGGACAATCGGCGGCGGTCAATTTGCTTTGGAACTGCCGCTGGAATATATCGTATATCAAGACACCACGCCGCCATACTACATGGGCGAAATGGTGACAAATTGGAGTATGCCAGTCACGCAACGTGATGTGGCAGAGATTTTGCACAATTTATAGACAGGAGGAAGACAAAATGGCAAAAGCGACCACAGCAAGCGCCACAGCAGCCGAAAAGGACGCTGAAAAGGTGCAGGCGGTAGAAAATACCACAACAGAAGAAAAAGCCGTAAAAACGGCAAATACGCAGTCGGAAACAGTAAAGCTGATTTACATTGGACCGAACCTGCCAAAAGCAATGCTGCCATGCAACAAGATTTTTGAGGGAACAGACAAAGAGATTGAAGAAGAACTTTCTTTCATTCTTGAAAAGTTCCCGCTTGTAAGAAAAATGCTGGTTCCTATTTCCGAACTGGCAGACAAGAAAGACAAGGTGAAGACAACCGGGAATGTATACAACAAGTATTATTCAGACTTAAAGGCTGCCGCCCTTGCATACGCAGAACAGGAGGTATAACAAATGAGTGACGTATCACATGGAGTAAACGCCAGCAAGACAAACAATGGCGCAATCACGCCCGTGTCCGTAGATACTGGCGTGCATTTTGTGGTTGGAACAGCACCCGTGCAGATGGTAAACGGAAAAGTAAATGAAGTCATTATGGCTTCAAGCTACAAAGAAGCAGTGCAGGCGTTGGGATATTCCGACGACTGGAAGAAATACAGTCTTTGTGAAGAGATTTACACAGCGTTTACATTGTTCAATTCTGCACAGGTGTTCTTTGTAAATGTTCTTGACCCTAAGAAGCACAAGAAAACAGTTGATGAAACACAGATAGACGTTGTAGACGGTCAGATTGTATTACCTGCGGAAGCAATCGCAGGCAGTGTGGAAATCACAGGAAAGACAGCCGGGGAAGATTACGAAGTATTTTACAGCGACACAAACTGCGTTGTGGAGTTCTTAAAAGAAACAACAGGCAAACTTACCGTGAAATATGACGCCGTGGACGCTTCACAGGTCACAAAAAGTGATATTATCGGCGGTTACAGCGTAAGCACACACAAGACAACCGGGCTTGAACTGATTAACAATGTATTTCCACTTTATACAAAGGTTCCAGACCTTATTTTGTGTCCGAATTGGTCACATGACGCAGAGGTTGCAGCTGTAATGTCTGCAAAGGCAGAGAATATCAACGGACTGTTTGAGGGTGAAGCAATTCTGGACATTGACTGCACGGCAGAAACCGGGGCGACATACTACACGGAAGTGCCAGCATGGAAGAAACAGAAAAACTTCACAAAAAGAACAGAAGTTGTCTGCTTCCCTAAAGTTGCGCTGGGAGATAGAGTTTTCAATCTTTCAACACAGCTTGCAGCCAGTATGTCAGCCGTAGACAATGCGGAAGAGTACGGCGGCGGCACACCTTGCGAAAGTGCTTCAAACAAGGGTATACAGGCAGACAGAATGGTTACTGCGGACGGTTCGGAAGTAGTCATGGATATTCAGCAGGCAAACTACTTGAACGAAAACGGCGTTGTGACTGCACTTAATTTCTTTAATGGCTTTGTAAGCTGGGGAAATTATACGGCTTGTTATCCTGCCAACACAGACGTGACGGACTATTTCTACTGTATCAACCGTATGTTCAAGTGGGTTGCAAAGACGCTTATTTTGACGTACTGGAACTACATTGACAGAGGAATTAAAAGACGTCTGATTGACGCAGTTGTGCAGTCAATCAATGATTGGCTGGCAAGCCTTGCAACTGATGAAAAAATCATTGGTGGACGTGTGGAGTTCAACGAAAGCGAAAACAGCACAAGTCAGCTTGCAGCAGGAATTGTGCGTTTTCACATTTATATGACGCCGCCATCACCAATGCAGAAAATGGACTTTGTGCTTGAATATGACTTGTCATATCTTGCAGCACTGGTGGCAGCATAACAGGAGGTGAAACAGAATGTCAAAAGTTGACGAATTAGTTATTAACTATGCGATTTACGAAGACGCCGTAGAGTATCTGGGAACCACAGAAGTGACACTGCCAGACTTGGAGTACATGACGGAAGAGTTGAGCGGCGCAGGCATTGCGGGAAATATCGAAGAAATCATTATCGGTCACTTAAATGCAATGTCAACAACTTTCAATTTCCGAACTGTCACAGCGGCAGCAGTCAAGCTGATGGAACCACGGGTACACAGAATTGACCTGCGAGTTGCACAGCAGAGAATGAACCTGCGCACAAGCGCAAACGAAGTGTCCGGCGTTAAGCACATTATGAAAGTAAAGCCGAAGAAGACAGCACTTGGAAAAGTTGCGGCAGCTTCAACAGCTGATGTAAGCGGTGAATATGCCGTTTCATACTATGCAATGTACTTGGACGGTTCAAAGGTAACGGAAATTGACCCGTTAAACTTTGTGTGCATTATCAATGGCAAAGATTACTTAAAGGACGTCAGAAAAGCATTAGGCAAGTAAAAAAGACAGCAGGAGCCAGCGGGAAGACCGCTGGTTTTTTCCTGCCTAAAATCAAAGATATGGAGGAATAAACAATGTCAGATACAACAAATACAACTGAAAACATGGAGCAGGTAACAGAGCAGGAAAAGGAAATGCAGGAAGCACAGGCAAGCGGCGTGGTCAATTTTGACGACAAGAAGAAAGACAAGGAAGAAGACGGCAGTTTGAATTATACACACACATTCAAAAAGCCCAGAGAGATTGAGGGAAAGAAGTATACAAAATTAACTTTCTATTTTGACAATTTAACTGGTGAAGATATTGAAGCAGTAGAACAGGAACTTGCAGACCAGAACAAATATGCACTTTCACCGGAAATTTCCTCTGCGTTCCAGTGTATTCTTGCGGCAAAAGCTGCGGGGGTTGCTTCTGATGAAATCAGACGTCTTCCGGTAGGTGATTACATGAAGATTAAGAACAAAGCAAGGGATTTTTTAATTGCTGCGGGCTATTAAAAATTAAAGAACCCGCAAAGTTCATAAGAAAGCAGATATACAAAATGTCAAGGGCTTCACATACGCCCGTCCCGTTCTGGCTGCAAATGCCTATACGCAGACTTTTTGCATGGATTGAAACCATAAATGAAGTGGAAAAAGAAGAAGCGGAAGAGCAGAAACAGAACAGCAATAATGCGTAGGGAGGTGAAACAGCTTGGCAGGGGCACAAAAGGAATTTGAACTGCTTTTTAAGCTGAAAGCGTCGCTGGGTGGCAATTTTAACAGCACATTCAAAAGCGCAATTAACACCAATAACCAGTTACGGGACAGCTTAAAAAATGTCAATTCCCTGCAATCAAAGATTGACGGCTACACAAAGCAGTCTGCCGCTATTGACAAGAACAAAGAACGGCTGGCGCAGCTTAACGCAGAGCATGACAGATTACAGCAGGAATTGCAGCAGACAGGCGAACCCACAGAAGCACTGCGGAAGAAGCTTGAAAAGAATGAAAACCAGATACAACAGACCACTGCCAAAATCGAAGAACAGGAAAAACAATTAAACAGTTATGCCGACGAACTGAAAGCAGCCGGAGTAAATACGGATAATCTGGAAGAAGCCAACGGAAGACTGCAAAAGTCTTATGAAAAGCTGCAAACTTCACAGCAGACGTTGCAAAAACTGAATGACAAGCAACAGCAGGTAGAACAGAGTATTTCAAAGACAAAAGGACAACTGCTGGGAACTATTGGCGCAATTAGTGCCGTAGCCGCCGCAGTGTATGCAGGACCCGTGCAGGCAGCGCAGCAGTACGAAAAAGCAATAGCAAAGGTGGGAACCATTGCAGATACGCAGGAAGTCCCACTGGGCACATTGTCACAACAGATAATGGAACTGTCAAACAAGACAGGAATTGCAGCCAATGCCATTGCTGATGATGTGTACAACGCTATATCTGCCGGACAGAAGACAGGTGACGCCGTAAACTTTGTTACAAACAGTACGAAGTTAGCAAAAGCCGGATTTGCGGAAAGTTCGCAAACGCTGGACGTATTAACAACCGTATTGAACGCATACGGCATGAGTGCGGACAAAGTAAGCACGGTATCAGATATGCTGGTACAGACGCAGAACAAAGGTAAAGTGACAGTAGGAGAACTGGCAAGCAGTATGGGTAAAATCATACCGACTGCAAACGCCAGCAATGTTTCACTGGAACAGTTATGCGCCGGATATGCAATAATGACCAGCAAAGGTATTGCAGCCGCAGAAACGACAACATACATGAACAGTATGTTAAATGAGTTGTCAAAGTCTGGAAGTACGACAGACAAGCTATTGCGGCAGAAGATGGGCGGCAGCTTTGCAGAATTGATGGCAAGCGGTAAATCACTTGGGGAAATTCTGGGAGGCATACAGGAAGAAGCCAGCAAGTCTGGTCTTGCCCTATCTGATATGTTCAGCAGTTCAGAAGCCGGAAAAGCGGCAATGTCGCTTCTGTCAAACGGAGTTGACGGCTTCAATTCAAGCGTACAAGACATGGTAAACAGCGTTGGGGCAACAGACAGCGCATTTGCCAAAATGGAAGACACCACAGAAGCCAAAATGGAAAAGGCAAAGAACAGTATAGCAAACTTGGGTATTGTTCTTGGTCAAAACCTACTGCCGATTGTAGGAAATTTGGCAGACAAAGTGGCGGTGGTGGTCGCTAAAGTTTCAGAATTTGCAGCAGCAAACCCAAAATTGGTGCAAACAGCCCTAAAGGTAGCGGCAGGGCTGGCGGCATTGAAAGTGGGAATGTTGACAACAAAGCTGGTTACATTATCAGCACAAGACGGCATATTGTCACTGGCAAAAAAACTGCTGGGACTGCGTGCTGGATTTATTGAAAACGCAGCAACAAGCGTAAGTTTTGCGGAAAAGCTGAAAACAGCTGGAAGCGGTATATTGTCATACTTTGGCAATGTAAAAGGCGCTATGGGCGGCGTAGGTTCTGCAATAGGTAATATATTCAGTGGCAACAGAGTTATTGGAGCAGTAACAGGCTTTATGGGCGGTGTGAAGCAGTCCATTGTCAGCGGCTTTTTAGGAATTGCAGGAAAAGCAAGCGGAGCATTGACAGGAGCCGGAACAAAAATGCTGGGACTTATGCTGAAACCATTTTCACTGATTGGCGGCAAGCTGGGTCCGATACTTGGAACGGTAGGCAGTGCGATTGCAAACAGCCCACTTGGAAAAGTAGGCGGCTTCATAACAAAGGGGATTACCGGAGCATTTAGCAAGGCAACAACACTGATTGCACCGCTGGGAAATGCGGTAAAAACAGCACTGGGTCCTATTGGAAACCTTGCAAAAACAGCACTGGGACCACTTGGAGGTATTGCAGGAAAGATATTGCCAGTTGTGGGCGTTATCACAACGATTATTACAGTAATACAGCTTGTAAAGAACCATCTTGAAGAGATAAGGGGATTTATACAGCGAACCTTTGGTGATGAAGCGTTGGCAGTCTTTGACAAGATTGTTTCGGTCATTACCAACATAGGCGACACCATAAAGAATGTGTTTTCTGATGGGAACATAGGTGCAGCCCGTGACAAGATACAAGAATTGTTCGGAGATAAAGGCGCAGCAGTCTTTGACACGTTTGTAAATGTGCTGGGAACAGTAAAGAACGCAGTTTCAGAGGTTGTGGGCTTTATAACCACATACGTTGTGCCAGTTGCAGAACAGGTATTGCAGGTGATTGTTACACAGGTAATACCGGGGATTGTTAGCTTTATTCAAGCGGCAGCCCCAACCATTATGCAGATTATACAAAGCATTGCTGATTTTATCGGCGAAATTATTCCAGTGATAGGAAGTTTCATTGCTGGTCTTATGCCGATTATTTCAGAAATAATCACATTCATTTCAACTTATGTTTTGCCGATTATTTCAGAATTATTCAGTTTTATTTGTAGCACGGTACTTCCGGCAATTTCCGCAGCAATTCAAGCAATTTTACCAGTGGTAACAAATGTATTGCAAACGCTTTTACCTGCGATACAAACAGCACTGACAACAATCTGGAACATAGTTTCACCGATAATTCAAGGAATTTTAGCAGCAATACAATTTGCAATGCCAACAATCCAGTCTATCGTACAAAGCGGAGTTCAAGCAATTTCCGGTGTAATTTCTGGAATTGCAACCGTACTGAATGGAATTATCACTTTCATAACTGGTGTATTTTCCGGGAACTGGCGGCAGGCTTGGGAGGGCATAAAGCAAATATTTTCTGGAATTTGGCAGGGTATCAAGTCAGTGTGTACGGGAGTTATCAACGGCATTATATCTGCGGTCAACACGGTTATACGTGGATTGAACAAAGTAAAAGTGCCAGACTGGGTGCCGGGCGTAGGTGGAAAGGGTATAAACATATCTGAAATACCTATGCTGGCGAAAGGTTCCAAAAATACACCAGACACGTTCATTGCTGGTGAAGCGGGACCAGAGTTAATCACGAACGCACCGGGGCGCACGGTGTTTACAGCAGACCAGACAAGAAACATTCTGGCTGCACAGAATACGGCAGGCACAACAACGGGCGCGGAGGCGGCCCCACCCGCTTCTCC